GAGTTCAGGGCTGCCCGCACAAAGGTGCGTCCCATGTTGCCCCAGGTGGGCCCCTTGCTGCTGTACAGGCCAATGTTCGACCACAGCTTGCGACGGGCATATTCGCCCTCGAGCACGACGAACTCACAGGCCAGGAAGATGCTGCCGGTCTCAAAGCTCTGGGTGGCGTAACCGCCGACCCAGCCTTGACTGGGGTCATCGTACCCACCGGGTTTGACCGTCATCCGGACCTTGGCGACCGTGCCCTTGGGGATGAGATCGAAGGATTGCTGTTGTTCGGCGTCGTTGAAATCGGACCAGTTGGACATGAATTACTCCTTGGGGGTTTGAGATGTGGAGATGCCAGAGGGCATGCGGGTGGCGGCGGCGCACTTGTCGATGAGTGCGCGCAGGTCGGGCGGCTCCTGCAGCTCAAGCTGGCCGGAGCGGTCCTTGGCCGGGTAGCCATAGGGGTTGAGCGTGTGTGTGATGAAGGCGCGGTAGCTGGTACCGTCCTCAGCCTTGATCTCGGCCAGGGTCACCACCTCGTCGACGATGCCGGGCAGTTCGGCGGCGGTTTTGGAGCCCTCGATCTGCGGCACGAACACCTTGCGGTTGAAGTCATCGAGCTTTTCGTCCAGGATGGCGACGAACACCACGTGCTTGCCCCGGGCGTGCTGCAGGTGGGTCAGCGCAGTGAGCATTTCCTGGCCAAGGAGGCCATAGGCCCCGCGCGTGTCGGGCTTACCGGTGCGTTCGGACAGGGCCTGTGGCTGGACCTTGGCCCAGATCAGTGCCAGACGCGCCAGCACTGTGATGCTGTCGACGAAGTACGTGTCGTACTTGGCCAGTTGAGCCGGGTCGCCGTAGCGCTCACAGACGTGATCGAAGTGAGCCTGCGAGTACGGGGCCTCAGGCGGCAGCGCGGGGTTGGGGCCAGCCAGGAAGACCACCAGGTCGCGGAACTCAGGCCAGGTGGCGGGGCGTACACAGTCGCCATGCCAGTCCTTGACCGCGAGATCGCCGGCTTCCAGGTCCACGAACAGCGTGCTGTCCTCGGGCAGTGTCTTGAGCTGGGTGGTCTTGCCAATGCCGGACTTGCCGAGCAGCACCAGCTTGACGCCTTGCTTTTCTGCCAAGCGCTGGGATGCGCTGATGATTGGAAGGGCCATCACACACCTCCTTCATCATGACTTAGCTCAAACGTGGCCTTGCCAGCCTCGACCGTGCGTGCGTCGGCAAATTGCTGCTGCAAAGCCGGCGGCCAGTTGGTGTAACGGGACTCGGGTACCGCGAGCTTGACGTCGAGATAACTCTCCACGGCTTCACCAGATGCCACGATGCGCTCGGCGATGGCCTTGAGCTTTTTCTGGTCCCAGGACACCTTCTTGGGTAACTCGAACTTCACATGCAGACCATCGAGGTTGAAATGGGCGGTACCGAAGTCGCGAGCGTTTTCGCGTAGGGCTTCACGCCCTTGGGCACCGAAGCGCTGCTCCAGGGCAGCATCCACCTTGGTGCGGGCACCCTTGAGCCAGGCGATAGCCTGGTCCAAGTTGGTGTCGACCTCGTAGAGTTGGTGGGCTGGCAACTTGGCCAGTTGAGCGGCTGACATCTCGGCGATGTCAGCGGGGAAGATGGACAAATCGTTCATGACCATCTCCTTCAAGCCATCGCACGTTCAGCGGTCGACTCATGCAGCGCGCTGTACTCGAAATCGAGGATGGCTTCCAGCGGGTAGCTGACCCGCTTGGAGAGCTTGAGGTACCGAGGGCCACGACCCTCGCTGCGCCAGCGCTGCAGTGTCTTGGGGCTCACACCCCAGCGCTGGGCCAGTTCGTTTTCATTCAGGACCCGGCGGTCACCGGGTGCCAGGGTATTGATCGCCGGGTAGGACGACCGGGTTTGGGGGCTTGCCGTAGCTGCCATGAGGCTCTCCTTTGAGGCTGTTGAGGAACAGGTGTCATTGGAGATTTCGGGTGGCGAACTTACGAGGGAGCGATTGGCGAACTCAGCGGAAACTTCCAGTTCGCCAATGCGCTTCAAAATGCACAACGCGAGCCAAATGCTCGCCGTTATGCTGGTTTCTTGGTCAGAAAATCAAATCGCGAACCCGAACAACTTTCGCTGCTCTTGCCAGTCCCGTGGCAGCGGGTCATGCCGGCCACGCAGAGTTTGCAGATTCAGGTGCCGAGGCTGTTGACCATCAAGGATGGCCTCGATGATGTCTGGCGCCAGCGTGGTCATGCGCAGCACCTCAGCCACCCATCCGGCCTCCAGTTTCATCGCCGTGGCCAGGTCCCGGATGGTGGCGAACTTGCCTTGGTCAAGCAGCTTCTGCCAGTAAAAGGCCTTGCCCAGTGTCCGAATCATGGAGACATCTTCGCCACCGCTATTTAGTACGAATGTCTCCCCCGGCGGTGGCGTCATGACCTTTCGGTTTTGCTTGCGACGGATAGTTAGGGGAACCATCGTCACGCGTTGCTGCCCAGACACGTAGTTGCGCGCATCCTCACCAATATCGATTCGCACATTGCGCAGCCTCGGATTGTCCGGATGCATGGCTGGTTTGGCATGCGATGTCATGCAAACACCCCCTCTGCGGCGCCCCTGGTCTCTTCCACCAGCGGATGGCGGCCAACGTCTTCACCCAGTCCCAACCATCCGTCTTCGCGCCACAGGATGTCTAGCCCGCGCTCATGCAGTTGAACCCGCTCAATCAGCAGCTGCGTGATGCGCTGCTGTTCTTTGGGGAACAACTGGTCCCACACAGCGCCAATGCGCTGCATGGCCAAGACCACTTGCGCTTCCTGCAATTGGACGCCCCTTGGATACCCCTGACACGACCGCCATGTCGCCAGCATCATCTCTGGTGCACGGAGAGCCTGGTGAATTTGCTCAAGCACAGCCGTTTCGATTTCGGCCGCAGGCAAAGGGCCGATATCCGTGGCACCGGGTGCAAGAGTGGCACCCGCATTGCGTCGCTTGTGTAGGTAGGGCACGTAATAGCGGTACAGCCGTCCGTTTTTCTTGCGCGTGAAGCTGTGAATCATCAACTGGCCATCGGGCGCGTGCAGCAATCCAGCCAAAAGCGCCGGATGCTGCGTGACACCCTCGCGTGGCCCTTGCTTTCGCCGATCGACAAAGGCATGCACGAGATCCCAAGTGTCCTGGTCGATGATGGCCTCATGCTGACCTGGGAAGCTGGTGTCCTTGTGCTGAATTTCGCCGAGGTAGATCCGGTTACGCAACATCTTGAAAAGGTACTGCTGATCGATCGGTCGCCCTTCTCGAAAATGACCGCTTTGCGTCTGCCATGCCTTTGTGGTGCGCCCCTCGATCGCCAATTCGCGTACCAACTCTGCAGCCGACCCATGCTCTGCATACCGGCGGAAGATGTAGCGCACCAGGTCGGCTTCCGGCTCGTTGACAAGCAACTTGCGCTCAACGACGTCGTATCCGAGAGGCGGGGTGCCGCCCATCCACATGCCTTTGGCCTTGCTGGCGGCAATCTTGTCGCGGATGCGCTCGCCAGTGACCTCGCGCTCGAATTGCGCAAAGGACAGCAGGATATTGAGCGTCAGGCGGCCCATCGAGGTCGTGGTGTTGAATTGCTGGGTGACAGACACAAAGCTCACGCCGTTGCGATCAAACACATCGACCAACTTGGCAAAGTCGGTCAGGCTTCGAGTCAGCCGGTCGATTTTGTAGACCACCACAATGTCGATCCGTCCGGCCTCGATGTCAGCCATCAGCCGACGCAATCCTGGCCGCTCCATGTTTCCACCCGAATAGCCGCCGTCGTCATAACCGTCAGCTACGACAGTCCAGCCCTCGTGGCGCTGACTTGCAACGTAAGCCAGTCCGGCATCGCGTTGTGCCTCAAGACTGTTGTAGTCCTGGTCCAAGCCTTCGTCGGTCGACTTGCGGGTGTAGACAGCACAGCGTTTGCGTGGGGCAAGCGCAGGAGCCGTTGGCATGTTTCGCTGTGGCCTCATGCTGCCTCCTTCTTTTTGGTCTTGAGACCAAAAAACATGGGGCCAGACCATGGGCATCCTGCGATGACTTTGGCCACCGCCGTGAGGCTGGTAAACCGCTGCCCTCGATACTCGAATTCACGCATGCCACGCACCAGCACCTGGTGTTCCACATCGTCATAGACACGGGTGAGGATGGTTCCGGGCAGCAAGCGATCAGCCTCGCGTCGTAGCCGCGGTGGCAGGAGGCCTGTCTCCCCGATCTCTTCCAGCTTGCGGCGCACAGATCCTTTCAGGGCACCGTATGCGCGTTCCTGGATCTTGTACGCCAGGCGGGATTCAAGCCATGTGCGGTGGTGGTGATTTGGGCGCTCGTCAAAATGCTCGTCCCACAGTGCCCAAAGACTGTCCATGGGAAGGTGCGGAAGTTGAGCGACCCGAGCAGCCAGGCTGGCCCCATCGGGTTGTGCTGCGTGTGTCGTCATGCGAGAACTCCTTCTTGTTGATAGGGGTTCGCATTGACGCGCTGGTGGCCAGAAAAGCCAAGGCCAACCTCGTCTTTTTCTCCAACAGTGGCTGAACTGTCACATGAAGAATCCTTGGCACGCAGGCGCAGGAGCGCCACGGCGAGGAGATCAGCGATTTCTTGGTGGGGGTGGCGCGGACGATCGTCGTTCGCGCAGGAGATAAGTTCGTTTTTTTGCATGGTAAGTGTCCGTGTGGAAAACACTTCTCATGCTATGGATGGGGACACTCCGCGTA